AATGCACTACCATTCGTGGCTCTTGTTGCGAATAATCAAAAGAACCCCACTTATGGTCTTCTTCAGGTAAGAATAAACCTCTTATTTTGGGCCCAAATTCTTTATTTCTAGCAGGTAATTGTTGTAAATTAGGGTTAGACATACTCAGTCTTCCAGAAACCGTACCGCCATTATCTGATCGTAATTGATTAATTTCAGCGTGTATTCTTCCTTTGTGTTCATACTTTAATATGCCTTGCAAAAATGTATTATGAAACTTGTTAATTTCGCGGGCTTGCACAATTAGCTTAGATATTCTATGCTCTGAATTATGCAACCAATTTTGAGTAAATGATGGCTCACCTGTTTTTTCAGTTCTTGGATAAGGTATCTTTAATTTGTCAAAAGCATGTCCTATCTGTCGTGCCGCCCAAATATCTATATCCGTCCCTATTAATTGTTTTATTTCTAATAGCTTTGTTTTCTCTTGGTTAATAAAATCAGTTCTTAATAATTCTGCTTTCTCTACATCTACTCTAATTCCTCTTTCCCTCATCTTAATTAAATTAGGTAGCAGTTTACATTCTAAATCCCATACGGTTTCTAAACTTTGTGTTTTAATTTCATGTTTAAAACGTTGCCACAGTAGGTACGTGAGCCGTGCGTCTTGTTCCGCGTAAAAACCAACATGCTCACTAGGTAGTTTCCACATCTCTGCTTTCGGATCCACACCATGATCTTTTGCCGCTTCAATCAAATCGGTTTCTGCTTTAATCTCTCCTAAGTAATCTCGTGCCACATTGTTTAAAGAATATGACCAACGATTTTCATCAATGATCGCCGCCGCAATCATCGTATCAATAATTTCTCCATTAATCTTAATACCCATTTGTCGTAACCAACCCACATCGTACTGTGCGTTATGAAATATTTTAGTAGCGGGTAATGCACAAACATCATGCATATATTTAATCACCTGTTCAGGTATCATGTTTCCACCACCTAAATGATTAAAAGGATAATAAGCTTGCCATCCTTCTACGGCTACAGCAAAGCCAATTACTTCTCCTTGTCCTGTAGCCCAACCTGCACCTAATTTATTGGTAATAGCATCATCTCTTGTTTCTAAGTCAATGGCTATTTCAGAATAACCTGATAGATCTTTATACTCAGATGGAGTAGACCATATGGTTTTTTTGAACGTCATGGATAATTGTAAACCCGTCATGTGATTCGTTTGTTATACACTTTATAATTGTTTTTACAAGAAGAAATATCTATTTCAAATAATTCTATCCCCATTTCTTTTTGTTTTTTTGTTGTTCCTCTTCCTATTCTATCTCCTACTTTACAATGACTTGAATTACTTCTACGTACCTTTAAATTTTTTACATCAATTAATCTAGATTTACCTTGTTTATCCGTAATTACTAAATCAAAAGGACATTGTGGATCTAAAGAAAAAGCAACATAAAAACCTCTTTCCATAAAGTAATTAACTACGTATAGTTCTGCAATTTTACCTTTTGCTGAATCTTTCATTATTTATCTTTGGTTAATTGTTCTATTTCTAATTGACAGTAATGAATAATCTTTTTTAAATCTTCTACACCATTTTTATCTTTATAACGTACTACATATTTAATAACGTTACCTTGAAAAAAAGACAACTCATTTTCTGTTATAAAGGTATAGGGTTGTATCTTATGTTTTTTATAATGCTCTCCTCCCTCTTGTCGTAAAGATGGAAATGCTTCTCTAAACATGTTTGGATCGGTCATTGTATATTTTCTCCTGTTGATAAGTTAAATAATGTTTGCCTATGGGGTAATAATAACGGTCTTTGGCATATAAAATATGTACACTATCTACGGCTCTAGTGATAGCTGTATACATAACTCTATTTTCATCGATTCGTTCTTGTTTGTTTTTACGATTATAATCAGAAGCATAATCGCATTTATTAAATAAAAGAACATTGTCTGCTTCATCTCCTTTTACCGAATGAATTGTATCTATGATAATTTTAGGAGATTGATCTAGTGTTTTCTGACCATATCTTTTTAATAAACTAATAAAATATAATTTACGGCTTGGTATAAAGTTTCTATTTAATACATGCATCCATGGTTTTGTTTTCATATCTTCGGGTAGATATAAACCACATTCTTTTTCTAAATACTCTAAATTGTATTCTGTATATTCAGATTGATCTTTCCAAAAATGATCTTCTCTAAAAGAAGCATCTTTTAATTCTCTGATATATTTATAGACCGCCTGTACTTCTTTCTTCTGAATAGATTTTCCTTTGGTTAATGCTGTCCATGCTCTAATCGCTAACCATTCATTTTCATTAAAAGATTTATTTCCTTTATTATCAGAAAAATATAAACCCTCTTGTTTTGCCATCATACGTAATTGGTTAACCACTTTATTTACTCTTGCTAAGAAGAACCAAGAGCCGTGGTACTTGGTAAAATCTATCTCTTTAAAAGATAGGTAGCGTTTAATCTGTCCTGTTTTATTTGGATTGGCTCTGAATTCTTTCTCAATACTGTCGGTAATATCTTTTCGTATCATTTGTGAAAAGTTATGAATGTTGGAACCAAAACGATAGGTCTGTCGTAACACGACTTTTCTTCCAGGAAAATAAGTGGTAAAATATTTAGGGTCTGCGCCATTCCATTTATAAATAGCTTGATCATCATCTCCTGCTAAGTAAACTCTTTTTACATTTTCTACAATTTTATAAATCACAGACCACTGTAACGGAGTAAAATCTTGAGCTTCATCTAATATTAATACTTGAATAGGAGGAAACGTAATTTCATCAATGGCTCTTTCAATCATGTCGGTAAAATCAATTAAAGGATTTTGTGGATTCGCTTTTTTAAAAGATTCATAGGCAGTTATTTTTTTTAAAAATAAATCTATATTATCTTCTTTATACGATTCTTCTTTATATACATCTATCGGAGGACGCATCATATTTCTTGATTTATCATAAATAGATAAAGACCAATCTTTATAAATAAACCCTTCATCATCTAATCGTTTATCCGTATGTTTGATAATGGTTTCTTCCAAAGCAAAATCAATCATACATTCTTTAATATCAAATATATTTTCATCAAAATATCTTCTGCAATATTTATGTAAAGTTTGAAAACGACTGAATTGTTTATCCGAAAATTTAGGGAAAGCTTCTAATGTTCTTTTTCTAGCTGTGTTTACCGCTTTATTGGTAAAGGAAATAAAAGCAATTTGTTCTGGATCTACACCTTTTGCTAAATGCTTTCGCACTACTTTTTCTACTAAGGTAGTGGTTTTACCAGTTCCTGGTGGGCCATAAATTTTTATCGTCTTATGATAAATATTTTTAAGCTTGCGGATTTCTAAATTTTCCTGTGTGATAGGCATCATCCATTTCGGAAACTACATCTTCCTTCGGTTTAATTTTAATTGATTGCTGGTTTACAAAGTCAGGCATTTGTACTGACCAGACATTTTTCACTCCCTCAACATAGTCTACCCTTTTACATTCTAATAATTTTATTGCATCTAAAGCTGAATGAAATACTTTGTTCTTTTTATTTTTAAACCAATCATCAATCGTAGATCGTTTAAAGTAACAAACATTAGTTTTAGAATCTAATATGACATAACCGTCTTTTAATTTATTAAAGTCATCTACCTCTATGGTGTCTTCAAAGAAATCTTTTAAACCTTTATATCTTGCATCTTCTAATGTTTCTTCAAACTGCATATTTTTATTTTCTTTTGCTCTAAGTGTTATTTCTCTTAATAATAATTCAAATGGAGGTGGGCCGTTTTTAGGTCTAGGTAAAGTTAACCAATAGATTCCATATTTTAAAAATTTAACTCTCCAAGCCTTTTCATCTTTCATATCTTCTGGAGTAACAACAATATGTTGACCATCGTAATCAAATTCATAATACATAGTACGTAAATCTTTAACGTAAGTAATATTAGTAAACTTATCTATGATAGAGGGTGTTTCTGGTTGTATACCCAACATCCTCATCTTACATAATTCTTTATTACAAATACTTTGTAACTCTTGATGCTTCGGTGGACATTTATAAAAGTAACCACCTTTTTTAATAGACTTAGCTAAGGTAGTAACTTCTTTATCATCTAAAGGTCTAGAAAATATTTCTTGATTTCTTTTTCTAGCTATATTCACTAAGTCCTCTACACTAATGGACTCATTCTTTTTTGTTTCTAATACTAAGACATTGAATAATAAATTGTTTCTATTATCTCCATGCCATTTTTCATTAATTAGTTTTTGCACACAAGGAGGATAACTAGACCATTGAGATTCTGGTTCGTAAGAATTTTCTTTAAAATTTTGTAATGCTGCTAAAGTAGTTTGTTTTTGTTTTGCTAATTCTATAAAAGAGGCACATAAAATACCTCTACCGTCTTCGTTAAAGGCATACTCAGAAGCGGCATTGGCATTGCTGTACGGCATACCCACTGCTTTATTCATAGGAAATACTTCATCCGACATAAAGTATTTATCATTCCACTTGTCTAAAACTTTTCTAATTTCTTTTACATTTTCCCAATCTTTTAAAAATAAAAATAAATGCAAACCACCTGATTTAGATAATACAGGAACTAAAGGTAAGTTAGTTGTTTTAATTAAATCTACGTATTTTTTGGTGGAATAATCTTTATAACTTTTTGGATCTACATCAATACAACCCCATTTAGCTACCTCTCCCCTTTCGGGTCGTATCCCTATTTTAAATTTACCGTCTAAATGATCTTGCCAAAGACTTTCTGTAACTGGTTCATGAAGCGTTTCATATTTTGCTTCTTTCTTACCACGTTCATTGACCACTCCCGTAAGAGTGGCCTTAATGAACTTGGAATCGTCTCCAGCAAATAGTTCAGCTAATTGCTTATGCATAAACTAAAATGGAACGGATTCGCTATTTGTCTGTTGTTTTACTTCTTCTTTACCAAAGTCAATTTTACCAAAGATATCACTCTTCATTGCTGATTCGTAAAATGCTTTAGTAGCTTCTAATGTATTGACCATGTTTGGTTCGTTTAATATTTTATCAAACTCAACAACCCAACCATACCAAAAATTCTGTGAATTAGATTCTTTGGTAGTCTTTAACCTGTAAGCTTGTGACCATGCAGGTGGATTAAAAGATCCATTTTTACCTTTCAGTCTTCTACTTTGAATCATAGAATTCCAGGTTTTGGATTTCTTTTTTTGAGTTGACTTCATTGTAATCAATGCTGTTTCAATAGGTGCGTAATTTGCATCCAATAAATAAACAAAATGATTACCTGTATCTTCCACATAATTACCGTTTGGTAATCTGTCTTTACCATCATCTCCTCTTTTAGTTTGTGTTAAGATAGATGGATCCGTATGTATACCTACAGGTCTACCTAAACTATCTCCTTTATCTTTCCACTCATTAAAAGTGTTGATGTACAAACAAGGAGCAACAATAATTCCATCTTTACCTTTATAAAGATTTCCTGTTACTTCATTATAGATATCACCTTGTTTTGCTCCCTCTATGTATTTACCGTCACTATCATCTAGTACAGGTGAATTTGCATAAAGGATTTTTAAGATAGGTAATCGTACATCTCTTGCTGTAACATACTCACTACCTTGTCCTGCTAGTTCTTCCAAATTGAATTGCGCTGGAAGAGGCGCTTCTTTTTTGACAGCTACTTCTTTGGGAGTAGCTTGTGTCACATTTTCTTTGCTCATGTTTTCTCCTTATTGTTTCGTTGTTATTTTAGTCTTGTTTGCAATGTAAACACCGAATAAATCGGCAGGAACGTTTTTACCTTTTTCTATTTGCTCTCTTACGAAAGCTTTTAAGGTCATTGGTTCTACCTTTTCGGCTTGTTTAACATTATGACCTTTTTGTTTTAATTCGTCAACCAATTGTTTTGCAATTTGGTCTTCAGAACGTCCAAAGGTTAATGTTACATTGTTTTTAATTAAATCCCCGTGACCTTCGTTACGAAGCCAATCAAATGCTTCATCTACTCTGGATACAGGAATTTTCGCAGCATAAAACGGTTTGATTTCAACGGAAGAACCATCTTCCAATTTAATCGCCGATATACCAGCTTGTTGCATCAAGTTAGGAATTGTCTGTTCAGATAGAAATGTTTCTGCTTCTTTTTTCTTTTTTAATTGTTCTTCTAGCGTCAATATTTCAGTCTGAAGATTCAATAACTCGTTGCAAGATTTAGCAATGTCTTTTGACTTGCTAGTGTCAACCTTAATTGAGGTTGATTCTGCTTCTAAGTCCATAAGAACCTCCTTGTGATTCGTTTATAAAATAATGATTTGACTTTGTAAAGAAAAAAATATAATTATTTTTTACTTTAATATAATTAAAGAGAAACACGAAACATGAAACAAGAATTTAAATATAAAACCAAGCCGTTTGAACACCAAAGAGAAGCTTTAAAAAAAGGAGCAACTTCACTTAATTTCGCATATTTTATGGAGATGGGTACTGGTAAAACCAAAGTAGCCATTGATAATGCGTCCTATTTATTTTGTGAAAATTTAATAGATACCGTTGTCGTCATAGCACCTAATTCTGTATACCGTAATTGGGAAAAAGAAATTGATACACATTGTTCAGTAGAACATAATATTACCTTACATAAAGTAAATAAAAAATTTAATTATGAATTAGATAAATTAAACTTTTTTCTAATTAACGTAGAAGCACTAAGTCATACTAGTGGAGTATCTACTCTATCTAAAATCATTGGGCCACTAGGACAAAAAACCATGATGATCATTGATGAGTCTACTACCATTAAAAATAGATCAGCTAAACGCACAAAAAATATTTCTAAATTAGGTAAGTATGTAAAATATAAAAGAATATTAACAGGCTCTCCTATTACTAAATCGCCGTTAGATTTATTTAGCCAATGTGCTTTTTTAGATACAGCGTTATTAGGTTTTGATTCTTTCTATACGTTTCAAGCAAGGTATGCTGTGATGAAACAAATTAATATGGGAGGTAGATCTGTATTGCTACCACAATATTTTACGAATCTAGATGAGTTAGAACAAAAATTAAAAACATTTTCATTTAGAGTAAAGAAAGAAGATTGTTTAGATCTTCCAGAAAAACTATATCAAAAACGACTTATTCAATTACCAGAAGAACAACGAAAGGTATATGATCAATTAAAGAAAAATGCTTACAGTATTCTTCAAGATAAAGAAGTTAGCTTTGCAAACAAGTTAACAGAAATATTACGCTTACACCAAGTTACGAATGGATTTGTCAAAACAGATGAGGGAGAAATCACTACCTTTGATAAATGTCCTAAATTAAAAGAATTGTTTAACCTATTGGATGAAGCCGAAGGTAAGTTTATAATATGGGCAAACTATGTACAAAACATAGAAACCATTATTAAAAAGTTAGGAGAGGTCTATGGTAAAGAATCTGTTGTCAGTATTTATGGTGCGGTCACTACGGAACATCGTCAAGAAGCCGTCAAACGTTTTCAAAATGATCCTCAATGTCGTTTCTTGGTTGGTAACCCTAGTACTGGGGGTTATGGTCTTACTCTTACTAGTGCCTCCTACGTTGTGTATTTTAGTAATTCTTATAATCTTGAAGTGCGCCAACAATCTGAGGATAGAGCTCACCGAATTGGTCAAACTAGGAATGTTGTATATATTGATATACTTGCGGAAAAAACTATAGATGAAATGATTGTTAGTGCTCTGAAAAGAAAAGTAAAAATTAGTTCAGAGACACTAGGGGAAGAAATTAAAAACTGGATTTAAGGAATTTCGTTATAAGGTGTGAAAGAGCGGGAGATAAACTCCCACTCTTCTTCGTTATAAGGCAACATTATTTTACTTGAATATCTTTAATTTCAATTTCTTCAGGTTCTTGAACACCGAATTTAACAGACAATACTCCGTCTTTCATTTCAGCATCATTTACTACAACATCTTTATGTAATTGAAATTGTTTAAAGAATTTTCTAGCTGCTAGTCCTTTTTCAATGTATTCTTTTTCTTTGTC